ATGACACGAAATAAATTTGAAAAGGCGTTTGGTGACGCGCATCCGCATCTAAAATACGAAGCCGTGCGCCTGAAATATACGATTGAGCATCAATACACACCGGATTGGATCGATCCAGAAACAGGCGCGATTTTCGAAACCAAAGGCCGTTTCGTTTCAGCAGATCGCAGCAAGCAATTAGCGATCAAAGCCCAATATCCAGACCTCGATATCACGCTGGTTTTTATGAAGCCTAACCTACCGCTTTATAAAGGCTCAAAGACGACCTACGCCGAGTGGTGCGAAAAGCACGACATCAAATGGATAGATGGTAGCGAATACGCGAAACGAAAGAAGGGAAAATAAAACAGGGAGGCAGGCACAACATCCGAGGGGAGTTTAAAGGGAGGGAGACCAATAGGTGTTGCACCTGCCATAAGATGATGCGGGAAACAGGGTTAAGGAAAAACCTTATCATCTTACATTACTATTTATCACATAAGCGAAATTCCAATTTTTATATCGTTTTTTGATACGTTTTGAAGTCGAAAGATAAATAAAAGTAGTTGGTAAAAAAAGGGAACCAACTTAAAATAACGGAGATCAAAAAAATGACTTATCAAGACGAACTATTCACATTTTCAAACGCAAAGCCAAAGACCCAACCTTTGACAGCGGCCAAGAAAACGCTTTCTTTCAACGAACAACTCATTAGCGACTATACGTCTGTTGACGGGTCCGTATTCGATGTTGGCAACGGTAGCCAACCTTTGGTCTTGTCCGATTTATACGACGCGCCACTAACGATAAATTACAAGATCAAGTACACCGGAACGAACCACAATCGTCCGTTTCTCGATATTGACAAAGACGACCGTAGAGCGCTGCATAACCTCTTGACTGAGGTTTTCATTATCGGACTTTTGGACGAAGCCGACACGCTTGACGATACATTTCAAAATGACATTTGGAGCATTATGCACACGACCGCATCAACGGTTAATCGTCGTGGTGTGAAACAGACTTGGCAAACGATGGTCAAAGGTTTGTTGAATGACAAAATAATGTACAAACAACGTAATTATCACGGCAAAACGCGCCGTCACAATGACGATTTTTCATACGACCAACTTCGCAATATCCATAATTTGTTTTCAAGCATCTGCCTTGCACTTGGCGTAAACGGCGTAAACTTTGTCGAGGTGCAGAAATGACCGAGAAGCAGCAGGGCAAAGGATATATCGCGCAGATGACAAACCCTCTGCGCGACCCTCGTGCAAGGGCAATAGTTGAAGAAGCCCGCAGAGAATACCAAGAAAATTCGAACGCTAAGAAAGGCTCCTAATTGGAGCCTTTGCCTTATGTAATTCTGCCTGAAATTGTTCCCGTGTTAGATACGACTTGAACAATGGCACTTCTGTATGCAACGCCTGCCGCGCCACCTGCACCGCCAGCCGTACCACCGCCGTTGTTGCCGGAATTACCTGTAGCACCGCCTGCGCCTGCGGCTCCCCATCCGCCGCCATTACCGCCTGTACCACCCGACCCCGCGTTAGTGCCGCCGCCTGCGCCACCTACACCATTTGTACGGCCTTGCTGCCATCCCTGACCTGCACCGCCATTACCGCCTGTACCACCAGATGAATTTCTATTTTCCCATCGGCGTCTGATAACTTCGTAATAGGATGCTGAACCATCGCCATTATCGCGCATTGTATGGCGGTAATATCGCCAGCCATCGGTGCCGTCGCGTTCGGTTACACCGCTGTTTGCTGCCGGAGGAACGAAAATGCCATTATTCCAAATCGCTGATGTACGATTCTGAGTCCATTCGGCAACCCAATATGAAGCCGAACCAGATGTACGGTTATATTGCGGTCCTTCCATAAATTCTTGTTGCCAAATCCCTGCGCCGCCTGTGCCACCTTGTCCACCGCCACCACCGCCGCCAAGGATTGTACCGGCATTGATCAACTGTAGTTTCTTCGTCCACGTTTGGCCGTCATCGGGGAATATTGCATTACCACCTCGACCACCATTTGGCTGGCCTCCACGGCCTTGTATCGAGCCATAATTTTCGAGGGTTAATGTACCTCCCCACGATGCAGCACGACCGCCATTCTGTGCAGCCAGCGCCCAATCCCAAGACGAGCCATTAACAATTACGTTTGAAGCGATAACGACACGTTTTCTTGCGGAAGAAGTCCATTGTGCAACCGTGAATAAGTTTTCGAGGATCAAATCTTGTCGATTGGATGTAATGTTAATTACGATTTCACTCGTGAAGACGTTCTTCAATGCGCCATCTGCAGGCAGTTTAGAATACAATTCTGTAGATGACTGCCAAACACCATTGATCTTTCTGTAAATATCAACAGCACGTTTAACCGCGCCGTCTACTTTAATATAAGTTTCACCCATTATTCATACCTAAAATAAATATCACCATTTGCACCGAAACTTGCGGCAGGAACCGCCGTTCCGTAATAAAAATTCTTTGCAGCGGAATTACCGATATCCGCCACGTTGACCTTTAGATTCAACGCATTTTGAGTTGCCGTGCTTATTGGTTTGTTCGCGTCTGTAGTGTTGTTGACATTGCCGAGTCCGAGATTGGTTCGGGCTGCTGCTGCTGTTGTTGCACCGGTTCCACCCGACGCTACATCGAGAAAACCATTCAGGGTTAGGTTTCCGTTTGTGAGGTTCAAACGTAGGCGTTCTGTAAGAACGGTAGGGTCTGTATTAACGGCAGACCAGATGCGATAGAGGTTAGCATCAACATTTTCTACGGCATTGTAAGCACCTGTCGTCCGGTCATTGAAACTGATACCGGGAGCGAAACTGCTTAGATTAATGAGAGGTACGGATTGACCTTGGTTTGAATCGATATTCAAAATGCCAGCGGATGAAGTTACAGTGCCGATTGTTACCGCAGATGTGAATGATTTTCCTGTTTGTGTGGCGGGCAATCGAGCGTCATTAATCGTACCGGACGAGATGTTTGAGGCATTCAATGCGGTGACATTCGCGCCGTTTCCATAGAAACTTGAAGCCTTTATAGCGCCGGAATAATCAGAGAGATTTTGCACTGAACTAAGAATGTATCTGGTTCCGTCTGCCACAAGATCAACCGGAAACCCTACCCTGATATCACCCGCTTGTAGTGCTGAACCATCAGGACGTACAATCGATCTTGTACCAGTGGCGTTCAAATTGATGGTCGCCGCGCCTGTGTTCGCAATATGCGGCCAAAATGAAATCCTTTTGCCTTTTAGGATGGTCAAAGGCTGCTCAAAAGTGAGAACATAAGCCGTTGCTGTACCTGTAGAAGTTTTCAGTGGCGAGGTTGAAACGAATTCGCGTTTAATCGCACCTCTGATTGCACGAATGATAGGTGCTACTGTTGTCGGCGCATAGCCGCCCTGAACGCCATCAGGTGATGCGGAGATATTCGCGTTATCCAACTCCGTCCATTTGTTATCGATAATATCAACCATCTAATTCTTCTTCTTATTATTAATTTTGGTTCTTATTTATATTTATTGAGATTCTTGCAGATCGTTCAAATAATCGCGAATAGCAATCTTGAGGTTCGCATCTGTTGTCTTGCGATAAATCGTAGAAATTCGGTTGATCGCGCCTCTTTGTGTTCCCTGATTAAGACCAGCCATCCATTTCAATGTTTCGGGACTCGAGAACAATTTATATGCGTATTTCTTGGATGCCCTATCCGCCCCATACTTAATAACGGGTATCAGTAAAGCAGAAGGCGAAGCCGTACTAATCGCACCGGCAATGGAAGCCGTATTGACGAAATCGTTCAATTGCGATGACAGGTGACGGGCTGTGTTGGAATGGTTCTTCGTGCCGCCATATTCGACCAACTGACGGGATACCTTGACGATATCTTCCATCGCTTTACGAAGTTCATTGCCGTCCTTGGTCATATAGAGCGCGGTCTTGGTTTCCTTTGGAATAGCGTCCCAATCCGCTATCAAGCGACTTGGGGAAAAATCGCCTGCTTTGTCACGACCGAGTTTGTTGAAAACGCTTGATCCGATATCCCTTACAGCGTCGTCACCACCGGCAATCTTAGCCTGACGAACCATTTGCGTAATCTTGGAACCGGCATTCTTGGAACCAGACATAACGAGTTTGTAAGCGGCTTCGGGAACCTGCTTTCTAAGGATTTCGTCCGGTACGTTCTGGCTGACCAAATTCCCAGGATTCTTCATTCGAGCCGTAAAGTTGTTCGCCTTACGCATTGCCTGAATTGCGTCGTCACCAGCCTTTGCCGCTGTTTCGGTCATATCATCAGTGAGCGATTTATAAAGGCTTCTGAAAAGTTGGCTTTCCTTGGTTCCAAGATCGCGCCCGAACGCAATGTCGCCAATCGCGGTACGAGCCTGCTTCAAGGTATCGAAAGACGCGCCTGCGTTTACGTCATTGACGATGGCTTCAGCCTGTTTGATCGATGACTCGTAAGCGTCACCGGAATTCATCTTTGCCGACTGGCCTAAGCCCTTTAATTCGTCACGCGTGCTTTTGAGAAAATTAGATGTGTTCGTAACGGATGCAGGTACACCGTCTGTCAACTCGCCAGCGCGGTCATAGAGTTCCGCTTGTCTCTGCTTGGTGATATCCTTGAAATCTCTTGCACGCTGTTGGATAGCATCGCCCGCTTCAGCAGCAGAAAGATTACGACCACCTGTCGTACGTTCAATAACATCATCGAAACGTTGGCCGACTTGATCGTAGACTTCCCCTACCCTGTTTGACATCGCCTGATTACCGGTAAGTCGGGATTGTTCACGGGTTGCAGCGTTAGCACCACCAATCATACCGGGAGTCGGGGTTACACCGATTTGTTCAAAATCACTCAAACGAGTTGCAGCGCTTGCGACGTCATCGGCTGGTGACAAGCCGCCAAAGATACGAGAAGGACGCAAAGCGTTTCCAGCGGCACGAAAACCACGACCAATGATAGGAGCCGCAACAGCACCACCGAGTTCAGCGGTTGCACCAATGAGAGCATCTTTACCGATATCAAGGGCTTGTTCGCCTGTGGTTCTGGTATCCTCGTTGTCATAAAGCCAGTTCATACCGCGCTCATACAATTGCTTACCCGTTGTATAGCCCGCAGAACCACCAGCAGCGCCACCGGCAAGCGCGCCGGTAGTCGTCCCAACAATCGGAACAACCGAGCCAGAACCGCCGCCAAGAGCCGCACCACCTATGCCACCAATCGTAGCACCGATAGTACCCGCTACCTCTGGCAACGCATCCGCGACATCACCCCACGATGGCGTCCAACCTTCGATATTATAAACCATCGGCTTATTCGTTTCGGGATCGCGCATAATGAATTGTTCGGTGCCAACTGCTTGCGCATCTGGATAGTATTTGCGGAGCGCACGAAGGCGGTCCTCTGGTTTAGTCAACGCTGCGACTTCAGCACGTACCGAAGCCGGGACTTCCTGATTAATTGCTTTTACAGAAACAGGTGTGTTGTCGTCGTAATATACCGTATCGCCGTCTTGACGAGTCCAAGGCGCATTAGGTGCAGAGGGTTTGTTCGGATCGTAGCCGGGAACATATTCATAATCATCAGGATTTTCACCAGCATCAATAATCAACTGTCTGTCGGCATCTGATAGCGTAGTTGGTGCTTGATTTGGCGGGACAAAGGCAGATGGATTTTCAGGGTCGTAACCGTCCTCGTACTCGTAATCATCTGGATTTTCACCCGCGTTGATAATGAGTTGTCTATCGGCTTCTGAAAGTCGCTTTTTCTTAGGTGCGGTAGGTGCACCACCAAACATTACGGACGTAGGTTTCTTATTGTTATCTGCCATTATATTTTCTCAAATTATGCGCGTCTGGTAAATCCGCCAAAGCCAACCAAACCGCCGCGACGTTTGCGCGGATCATCTTCTTCTTTAGTATTTACAAGGGATTCAGCGAATTGGAGTTGTACAGGTGCAGACGAACCACCTGATATACGACCGCCTTGTGGTGGGGGTGGTGGTGCTGATTTCTCGCTTCCCATACCCGCAAGAGCAGAACCAAAACCTGCAAGGTTGGTTAGGTCGGAATCCTTGCCATCAAGGGTAAAGCCCCAAAGTGATCTGTTTCCGTCATCATCTAATTTGACGCCTATCGCATCATCGATACCGTTTCTGATATCGCGACCAAAGCCTTTCAAGCCGGTCAACTCTTTACCGTTCGCATCGTAGTTTCGAGGATCGGCACCTTCTGGAATTGGTGTTTTTGTAGGCTGTGATGACGCTACCTGTGTTGGCTGATATGGTTGACCTGAAGGCGGGGTATAGTCGCCTTGATTGAGAATTGCAGCATCAAGGTCGGCGTCGGATACGTGTTGCAAACCTTCCCATTCAGCCCTCATAGCAGCACGTTTACCAGCCATAGAATCAGCGGAATTCAAACGTTTCTGCGCAAGGTGGTTTGCTATTAAATCCTGTGTCTCTGCGTTGTAAGGCGTATTAGGATCAAGGCCCAATTCGTTGACGGCATTTCGAAGAGTCGTTCCAACAATCTGAAACCTGCCGGTAGGTGTTGCTACTCGACCGATTTCACCTTTGACAGATTGTCCATATGCACCATCAGGTCTGGTAAAATCGATGACCTGACCAATTGACATATTGGAAACGTCAACACCTTCGAATGGTGAACCTTTGCGTCTCTGACGATTTCCATACAGCGTACTATATGAACCGCCACCTTCTGTTCTATCAATGAGTCCTAACAAACGCTTGTTTATAGCCATATCGTTACCCCCTCTTTCTTAAATGAGCGGGTAGATTTGACGAATTAGGATTCAGTACAGGACCACCAAGTGTTCCGTTCGAATTACCCTTGCGTGTTGATTGCTCTTTATTCCAACGCTTGAATTCCTCAAGTGGGTCTGGAAGTGCTTGCATTTGTGCAAGAGCATCGGATTGACTAATTCGACCTGCCTGCGCCTGCGCCGCGATTTGCCCTAACTGCTGTTTGTAATTTGCAAGGCCGCGCATAGATGCAACAATAAGTTGGTTACCTTCTGGCGTACCCTGAAGTTGTGGTAGAGAGCCTTTAAACAAACGCATATCAGCATCAGAAGCCGCACCGGAACCGGCTGGACGCTGTAGCGGCACCAACTTGTCAATCATTGCTGATGCGACCTGAACGCTGGAAGCGTTGTTGGAAACCATATCACCAAGACCCCAATTGTTCGCGCCTTGGATAACCAAGTTGGTGAAACCACCGGGGGTTTCTTTCAGAGCGGTGTCGAGGACTTCAATGTTTGCAAGATCGGTACGAGCGTTAAGACCATCTTCCGTAAGGGTCTTGAACATAGAGGCGTTATTCTTACCCGCTTCCTCTGCAAATTTAGTGTCAGATGCTACACGGTTTTGCTCTGCCTGATAGTCTTCCATAGTCATAGCGGGTTTACCGCTGGCAAGACGTTCTTCATTTATGCGATCAAGATTTCGCTGTAGATCGGTCGAACCGACACCTTTAGATTTGCGTGTTTCCCAATCTACATAAGTTCCTTTGAAACCGTTTTTGACGGCATACTGGTATTCCTTGATGGAAGCCGTATCACCTGTAGTGTTTCCTAAGATGCTGTTTGCTGCTGTATAGTCGCCTAGTTCGGCCTGTAGCGCTGCTACTCGTTGTCTTTGAGCGACATTAAGCCCATCAGGTCCAGCCGCTTGAATGATGCTCGAAATCTCTGCCTGAATTGCTTTCTTGCGGTCGGCTTCATCCAAGGTGCGTTTACCAGCGTCAATGCGCTGCTGACCAAGGGCGCGTTCCTGTGCTGCCTTATCGTAGGAGTCGCCCGCCTCACCATAAGCATTGATACCACGACCGAGGTTGCGCCATACATCAGGATCATTACCCGCAAGGATCGCACCACCAGCGCGTAGCATACCGTTTGACCAACGCTTGCGATCTTCCTTGTCAGCAAGACCGAGGAAATCCCAAAATGCATTTGAATCGTTAGGTGTGCTTGCCGCAGGTGCCGTTGGCGGATCGGTGTAAGCCTCGCCGGTCAAAACGTAGGACATTGGCGATGGTGTCGTATCTACGACTTCATCTTCAACAACCAGAATAGGGTCGCTTTCGCGTAAACGCCCTGCCCTGTCATCTACATAAAGTGACGGTTGTTCGGTGACGACGCGGGTTGGTTGGATCGTATCAGAAACCATATTCTGACGACCTAATTCAATTGCAGCAGCGGTATTTGCACGGCCACGGCGATAAAGATCATCCGCATACGCATCATCCATATAGGTCTGCTGTTGCGCCTCAAGATCGGCTAAACGCTGTGCTTCCAATAGGCGCTGACGTTCTAGTTCTTCTTGTTCTCGCTTTTTCCTTTCAACGGCATCCGTACCGTTGAAAGTTATGTCTGCCCTATTTCCGAGCCAATCCCAAAGTGATGCCATCTTAATATACGCTTTCTGAAACTCTTAAATCTTTAAATGTGTCGTTATGAATCCACTTGAGACCATCAATCTCGGTAACAAGGTCTGGACGAACCGCCTCAACTTCTTGCGCCATAGGTCCGACATATTTTTCATCATCACCAATGTAGTTATATGAATACATATCCCAACCATTAGGTGATTTACCGATACGGACGATGTTTTCCTTCGTACGTCTGTCCGAAAGGAAGCCAAGGAAAGCGGAACCAAGACCAAGGATATTGGAGAGCGCAGAATTACCCGGCTGTGTGGTCTGGCTAGTCTGGCTATTGTAGCCACCGCCGTTAAGAATGTTCGCGAAGTTCGCCAACTGGATGAGCGGACCTTGCTGCTGTTGGTCCCACTGGCTGATTTGACCGTTCAATACCTGCTGATTATATGCGTCATTCATCGCACCGATATTGCCGATGGTTTCAGCCGGTAGAAGCGAATTCTGATAAATGTTTCCAGCGTTATTTGCCGCGCTAAGTTGTGTATTAGCCGCCCCCTGAGAAGCGGTCGTACCCGCGTTTGCAGCGTTAAGAGCAAGGTTGGCGTTATTGAGATTATTCGATACGCCTTGGTTATACATATTGGACTGCTGACCAAGCAGACTCGATAGATTGCTAATCGAGTTTTGGTAATTTTGGTCGAGTCCTTGTGCACCTGCCAACTGTGTGTTTGAGTTCTGTGCAGATGCATTGGAGAGGTTATTAGCCGCGCTAATCTGGTTAGAAATGCCGGTATTATAGTTGTTCGATAACTGCGTATTCGCATTCAACATACTGTTAACATCGGTGTTGTATTGGTTCGCGTACATATCCGTTGCGACCTTTGCCATCTGGTTGGCGGCAGTATCGGTAGCACTATTGATCTGTGATGCGAACGCACCAGAACCGTTACGGCCAAGTGCCGCCGCCTGCCCGTTTAGAGAAGGCAACGTTGAATTCTTGAGCATATCCGCGATCTGCTGTTGGTTGTTCGCAATGCTCTGGTTGAGATACGGATTGTTACCGATATTCGCGCCGGAAGCCGTCGCCTGAAGGTTTGCGTTCGTTGGGTTTACCCCCTGTGCAGCGGTCATTGCACCCTGCGATGCGCCTACACCGGGATTCGTGCCGTTCGCAATATTCGCGTAAGTCTGAGAACCGGGAGCCGTTGTATTAGCCGTTGACGAAAGCAACGCCGCGATCCCGCCCGTTGAAGGATCGGAACCGATATTAAGGCCATTCATCAAATTCGAGTAGGTATTGTTCGCTTGCTGGTTAGCACCACCCGATTGAATAAGGTTGTTGGTAGCATTCGTCGCATTATTGATCATCGACGTTGTGTTGCCGCTTGTTGCGGCATTCATCGCCATTTGCTGCGCAAGTTTCGTTTCGTTGGACTGATCTGCTACGGTCTGGCCTTGCCATACTTGCGGCTGACCATTTTGAAGTGCGGTATCGTACTTCGCGTAAACCGATTCAAGATAAGGTTTAGCCCCTGCCCACGGTTCGGTCGTTGTGGTTTGGGTCGTCGTCTTTGGTGCTGATGCCATAGTATTTTCCGAGCAGGTGGAGTCCTGCTTTCTCGTTGTTTTTGTTACTATTATTTATGCAGATTTCATTGAATCCGCGATTTTGAAGTACACGCTTCCAGCCTTTACGACCGCAAATACACATACCTATTGCGCCGTGGTTCTTTGACCATTCGGCTACGAAATCAAAACCGGTAAGAATACTGTTCATTTCACCGGCAGCGATGCGGATGAGACACCAGACCTCATCATACTGTGTGATGATCTGGACAATCGCGATTGAGTTTTTATCAACGAACATCACCGCTTTTCGATCATCAAGAAGGCACAATAGGTCATATTCTGAGACGTCACCAGAAAGGGATAAAACATCCAGAATTTGATTTCTAAAACGACCGTACGTATCAATTGCGTCTTGAGCGTCATCAACTCTGCGGATCATAGGACACCTATAACCGCGAAATCAAAAAGAGCGGGGCCGCTGGCAACACTGGAAAAGGTAAAGGTTGCCTGTCCTGATGTTATGGTACTTATGAACCACTTTGCGTCTCTGGCTGATGCATTACGAGGCGATAGGCTTATAAATGAGCCACTAAATATTCTAGTATTTTGTAAAACGACGTTTCCATTTGCCGAAACAGATAATGAACCTGTCGTGTCAGATACCTGTCGAACAACCTGATTGATAACAGTTCGAAGATTGCTCTCATCTTTAACGTTGGTGATTTGATTAATAGTAGTCATCGGCCACCTGTCGTGATGGCATCGACTTGGAACGACGAAATCTTGTTCCAGTTACCTGAAATTGTGCACCTAATAGAATGGTATCGTGCCTGATTTCGAAGGTAGGCGTAGCCCGTTGCGTTAGTAGTTGGCACAGGATTTGACCAACTCAAATCGTCATTAGGAATCTGCTTGCTACCGATTGTAACAGTTGCCGTTCCCGTGGATTGATACACAGGTCTTACCGCTTGGATTTGCGCACGGTCGGTCTTGGCGTCCTGTAGGCTTGCAGCAATCTGTAATTCTGCCGTTTCGATGGTTGCGGTCATCACAGGCCCGGTCATCGTGTAAACTTTGCCGGATACGTCCAAACCCCAAATTACGGAATTTCCACCTGCCCAATTATCGGCATCGAAAGACGCAGGAACGTTGTCGATAGACCCGTAAGCGGCGAGGCTATCAATGGTCCACGGTGTGGTGACGGACTGAAAAAGCATAGGAGAGCGGGCGTCGGAAGTTGACCATTCCCCCGTAAGATAATTGAAAATCAGAGAACGGTCGGCTTGACCGTCTGGTGTGGATTTAGAAACGTATGTCCAGATGATTAGCGGCTCATAGCGGTCTGCTACAACCGTCATAAGGTGGAATTTATCGGTATCTGCGGACTCGCTGAAATAGCGATCAACCTTGCCTGCGCCGATGGGGGTGTTCTGCCCCTTCTCGAAAACATACCAACCATCACCAGCGTAATAAAAAGTCTTTCCGTTCACAGTGATCATTGACGTTGGTATCGTACATCCACGACCATCAATAACCGTCGAAAAATTGAATATCCAAGGCGTACCAATGTAGTGCATACGAACAATAGCGTTCGTGCAGAAGACCCACACGTCTTCGTCGGAAACTATGCCGGTAATGCTTCCTACATTCCTTAAGTCCTGATAATCCGCCTGCGTTGCCTGACTAAATGTCCAATCAAACGGATTGTTCAGAGCCGACCAACGAACACGTGAAGGCTGTTGCCCATCAAACTCGTCTTGCGTGTTTCCGAGAATAACAAAACCGCGATGTTCGGTTATATGCCGAGCGCGTACCAGCGACGTCAAATCAGAAAACGGATCAAGATTATCCATATTAATGTACTGCAAATTGTCAGAATAATTAGTTGCAATAACAGAAGAAGCATATTGAATGGACTTCCACGTTTCCTTTTCGGTTGTTGCGTATCCGCCAGCCCTTGAGACGTTCACCCAATTCTGTGTTGACGCATTGAACCGACTTAATCTGTTCGTTGTTCCAGTGTAGATGTATGCGATGCCGAGACTATCCGTACCGGTCATCAATCCACGAGCCTGCGAATCCAATGAAGATGACGCATATAGCGCACTCGACAACATCGGTAGGTAGGTAACTGTACCATTGGCATTACCCATTGAAGGCGTGCAATTGTTGGCGCTTTTCAAGCCGGGATTATTGATATCCGCTGCGTCAGGTCGCCAATGCGGCAGAGGAAAATCTATTACCATACCGTCACCTCTTGGGGGATTGGGTTGGCGATGGTTTCGTATTGTTTTTGGTCTGCTACTAACTGCTGTAGAGACTGTGCAAACTGTGCCTGCGTTGATGCAGCGGCTTCCTCATCACGCGCCCAATGATAGAGTTGCGCCAACACACCAAACAGATAAATGTTCGGAAAATATTCGAGCAACCAATTGGTCGTTTGGGTAGACGTAAGTGCAGGACAACGCCCATAATAAACAATGTTCGCTTTGCTGATGCCACCAATAGAGTTGAAGACAATCTGATTGCCGGTTCTATAATACGTTATCTCATTCGGATATATTTTCGCATCGAATATCGAAATTGGTTTGGCGACTTTCCCGTCAACGAAGATTGCACGAAACTTCTGAAAATCGTTAGGAATGGTAATTGTCTTTGTGGATGCCGGAATGTTTATTGTCGTAGACGTTTCGGCGCGATAATGAATAAGAAATGGTGCAACTGATGACTCGAAGTTTCCAATCAATATATCGAAAGGTGCGTCCGAGCGGAGCGAGTAATCTTGTAGTGCTGAAACTAATTCGGAATAAGTGGTGATGGCCATCAGATCACCAACCCGTTCGTACGAACCTTGCTGAAATCGGAGTCATTAAGACGTCTCTTTAAAAGTTTTTTCTCTGGATCATCAGGGTTGTCGATAATCCCCTCTTTTTGCCATTCGTAATAGAGGCCAGTCGGGATATGTGCGACGTGTTGCAGTGTGTTTAATTGACTGTTTCTTGAAAAATTAGCAGCGGCTTCGGCGTTCTCATCAAAGACAGCCTGTATAGTCTTGTAATAGGTCTCGATATGGATTTCGTCACCACGTCTAACCATATCAACACGAACGTCTGGCGTATCTTTCCAAACAATTCTATCTCTTCCAACCATATCACCTATAGTTAAATCTAGTTCTGACATAATATACTCACATAGTTATATGTAAGTATTTATCGACTTAAACAAAAATAGGCGGGTATTACCCCGCCTAGTTTGTTTATCTTATTGTTATTGTTATATTTAAGATGCGGTTACGTCAGCGATTTTACCGCTTGCCTTTTCATTCTTGGATTCAAGCGTAAGTTCGGTTTCAAGCATAAACTTAGTGGAAGAACCAGTTTTTCCGAGGTCTTCACGTTTAAGGCTGCGAAGCGTTGCCACGGACCAGAACTTTGGATCAAACGCTATAACAGTTGTCTTTGACATAAAGTGATGCGGGATGATTTGATGTGTACCGAAGTCAGAAACGTATACGTCAACGCCTGCATATACAGTCTTAGATTTGTCCTGTTCCTGATACTTCTGCGCGTTACCAGAGAATTTAGAAATCGCTTTCTTGAGTGAACCAGACGCGATCACCTTTGTCGGGTTGCCGCCTTCGTTCCAAATCATTTCAGCAAGTTCATTGAACATATCTTCTGTGAGAGCGCGAGTTGTACCAGCCGTAACAGCACCGACCGTGCCGTTGGAGAAGCCGGGAGTATCACCACCAACGCCGTGCAACGCATTTGTAGAAAGCCAAGCCTCCGCGCCAGCAAGTTTACGCTCACCTGATGCAATAGACGCGTTCGCGGAAACAAGAGCGGCTTCGATGTCACGCTTAATTTCGGCTGTTGCGGTTGCCAACTGATAAGCGGTATTTGACTTTACACCAGCAATATCCACGGCTTCGGACGTAGCGGATAAATGGCGAACCTTTTCGAAAATCTGCGTCCAGTTACCTTCGCGCTTCGCAACGGTATTATTTGCTTCACCTGCATCGGCACCTTCTTCCTTGGCATTGTCCTTATTAGGTGGTGCCAATTCGTCGGACGCAAATTCGTGGTAAGTATTCTTTGCCTTCGTCTTGTTAATTTCCGTATAAAAGGGTGTCTGTTCTGGCGAAATTCGGGAAATCACATCCGAAAGGTCTTCTCGCATATTAACAATTTCTGTAGTCTTTTGTACTGCCATTTGAATGGTTCTCTTTCTTATTATTATAATTGTTGATTGTAGATTTATAACATCTGCATAATCAACGCAGCGGCATCATCAATTGAACCAGTTTGTTCGAATTTGTTTCGAGACTGTTCTACTCTTGAATTACCGTGTGGTTTTGCAGACGGTTTAGTAATTTTGGGTTTCGCTGCAATCGCTGCCTTAGCCTGTGGCACTGCCTGTGCAGTTGTTTGCGCCTTATAAGCCGCGTACAGAACCGATAGGATGCGGCTATCCGCAATGCCTTCTATTTCCTGCTTTGTGAAACCTTGGTCCTTGAGGAAATTTGTCATTCCCTTGAGGATCGGTGTCGCAGTTTCTTTGTATGCAAATTCAGGGTACTTTTCGACCAATTCAGTACGTGCACGGTGCTGGTTGGCTAAAAATGTTTCCTGCTCAACTCGGTCGTTTTCGGCTTTGAATGCCGTTTCGAGTTGCTGCAACTGCTGGACGTTCTGTTCGAAAGACGCGAATGCTTCTTTTTTTTGCGCGTATTCGTAAGGGTCGTCCTGTGCTAACTGCTGCCAATTGATATTGAAATCGTAATTGTACTTAACCGCCAACTGACGTTTAATGTGTTCGATCTCACCCAATGACTGTTTACGGATATCGACCTTCGCTTGTTCCATCGTGCCGAGTTTTTCACGCTCTACCGCTAGTTCCTGCGTTTTTCTGGTGTAATCCGCCTGACGAAGATAGCCTTTCTTCATTTCGGCATAATTGACTTTGGAACCGTCATCTAGAGTGAGTTCGTAGTCGTCAGTTAATTCGAATTCAGGCCCCTCTTCGGTGTTGGTGTCTTCCGCAACTTCTTCGTTTGTTTCGGATTCCGTTTCCGGTTGATCGTTTGCAATCTCATCTGCTGTTTCGGACGCGGTATTATCATCAACAATTACATCGTCGGTTGTTACGCTATCGCCTTCGATAGCGGAGTCCCACATTGCTGTAATCTCTGCTGCTGCATCATCGATGCTGAAACCAGTCCCGTTATCTGGGGTATTGGTAAATTCTGTCATTTTATGTATTTCCTACATATTGTTTATTATACTTTTATTTATCACAATATGAAGGCTCACAAATTTTACTCTCCATTACTCTTTTGTATTTTATCCACAGATATGTATGAATCTATTTTCTTTTTTAGCAAATCTAATGCATATGAAACTTTGTGCAGTTCTTCCCTACGTTCCGTATCAAGGACACCGGTAGAGCAAAAATTACCGAATATGTCTTCTTTGACAAATCCCATCACATCTACGAAATCAGCGTTTTTTAGCAATCGCTTGGCTTGTTCCGCTCGTTCGGAAATTTGTTCAGGTGTCATTTGTTTCATTGGTTACATTCCCATTGGATTCGGTGGCGTTTGCGGCATTGGTGACTGCGGTATAGGTGCCTGTAATTCAGCCATCATTTGTGCTTTTGCGGCTTCATCCATCTGACGTTGTTCATCGATCTGCTTTTTGCGTTTGGCTTCCAAACGTTCGCGTTCAATCGCCCATTCAACGTCCTGACGCTGGCGTGACTGCTCTACTTCAAGGCGTGCAATATCGATCTGTGCGCCGTACTTTGCTGCGATTTCTGCTTGTTCGATGACGAGTTTTTGAGCCAATTCATCGCGACGGAAATCATCTTCCACACGCAACTTGTAAGCATCAAATTCGCGTTCTTTCTCGTCGGCCTGCGCCTCAAGTTGCGCTTTAAGGACTTGGGCTTCAGCCAAGGATTTGTTCGGGTCAACTGGCTCTGGTGGTGGCGGTGCTGGTGGTAACGTAGCGGGATCGATGTAATAGGATTCCGCGCCCTGTAGGCCCGCCGTCTCTGCAATCTCGACCAAAGTCTTGTAAATCTGCTGCGGCCCCGCAATACCGCTCTGCATAGCCTGCATCTGGCTTTGTAGCGTGGTGTTGAGAACGGACAGACGATAATCGCGATCCATAGAACCAAACGAAATCGTCGTGCTTACGTCCATTTCAGATGACCAATCATCAATCGCGAAAGGAATCGCGTTGTTGGTTAGTCGCTGGACGTACTGCTGCGCTAATTCCGGGTTTTGGATACATAGGTCGATGATAATTCGAACAAGGTAGCGATAACCGGAATCCGCAAACTGGCGGCAAACTTGTTCAATAAGCAATTGCTGTGCATTTACACGCTGTGTGTTCGCACCAGCCGCTACGCGCTGAAGGTCAGCAGGATCGATAGAAACCATCTGACCGCCTACACCGGTAACGTAATCCATATTGGATTTCATTTGCTCAACAATAGGTAACGCGGACATACCGGCAAATTGTGGCTGGCTATACGAGATGCCACCTGTAGGGTCGTCGGAGCGGATCACCTTACCGGCGTGTATAGAAAGAACATCATCAGCGCTGGTAACTTCGGGATTGATGATTTTGACCGGGTCAACGTGCATATGCAGGTTATCGAGGATAGCGCGTTGGATCTTCGAAATAAGGTCTTGTTCGTTACCAACTCGGTCGGCAATCCCCTGCCCCCAAAGCGTATTTGCAAGAGGGAACGGAACGAACGGTGCATACGGGGAAATACAAGTTACCTCTTGCCATCCGAGCACCACAGGACCGGTAATGCTACCTGCAACTGTGATGCGGTAGGGACGGGAAACTTTGTCGTCTATCTTGGTTTTTGTGAAAATTTCATAGACTTCAATCGTGTTGCCATTCGGCTTGATGTCGTTGCCGCCAACCTTCTGTTGACGGTTCCATTGCAGTGAATCTGTTTGAGAGTTCGCAGTCGGAATGGTGCCGATTATGGCTTCATCATAACCGCGTTCAAAAAGGTCGTCCTTGGTAACGTAAGAGCGATGGCCCTGAATGTCAGCAACAATACCGCCGGTCTGAACGTCAATGGACGCATCTGCGGAAACAATAAAATCTTCGACAGCGAGCGCTTTGAAAGTGAATTCTGGATTGTTCGAAATGGTGCGAATTTTCAAGTCGCGAACAACGGGCATAATTTGGTCTTTGATCGCATCAGGAAGCGAGTCCAGGTCGATCTGTGAAGCATCGAGCGGCATTCCCATCTGAGCGGCTAAGCCGGCTATCATCTGAGGATCGATTTCAATTCTTTTTTCCTCACCGACTTCAACAATAGCGATTTTACCCGCCTCTTCGTTGGCAACGTATTCGACCAATTGCTCGTCGGTAACGTTCGAAATAAGTTTTGGAAGGGACTCTTTGCGACTAGCCGCAAAATCAACGTACATAACGCCAAGACCGAAAAGAGCGCCGTTCTGTACCCACGGCGTCAAAAGCGAGACGTGGCTATTACGTTCACGAAGGATGTGATTGATAACCGTGTTCTGCTGTTTTGCAATTTGGACATCGTACGGTTCGGTCGTTTTCGGCTCGAAATAAACAACCGATTTCTGGCCATCCATAACAGATAGGATTTGTGCGACTGCCCAACCAACTCTTTCCTGTACGTCGCTCGAAACAAACTTGCTACGACCTTTGATCTTGTCGTCGCCTCCCATTGGCAGACGCAAATATTGGCGCAAATTCCTGTCGTATTGCGCAGTCAAAGTTGATTGATGGAAGTTCGTAGCGGACTGAAGTTTACCTGCGATCATCGTTGCAATGTTGGAACGCAGGTCGTCATCAACATTTGATTCCGTTGTCTTGTTGTTATTGTTATTTTTCGACATATTAGTTTCATCTTATACAGAAAGTTATATATCTGTATTTATGGGATTACTCATACATCGATAGATTGTCGTATTTTAACGGCTTACTGAATCCATATTTAGATGCATAGCGTGTGGACGAAACAGCAAACGTAAGACAAAGAGCATCCGCGTGGTCTGGCGATTTACCTTGCGAACGTTTCTTCAAGTCTTTTTTGGCTTCTACACAAATCTTGCCGTTGTCTGTGTTGTATCGAATATTGGTGAGTTCGAATATCAAGTCGTCGTGTTTAGGAATGACAACGTCTTCTGTTTCAAACCATTCCTTTGTTTCCCACCAGATTTGGTCGCGCATATTGCGGTAACGTTCTGGCTGGCGAGTTGGCTTGTTCGAAACCTTGATGCCTTTGACCGGAAGCCCGAAATCCTTAAGCGCTGAGTACACCCCATAACCAACTCCGATGGTATCAATCGCTATAACGGTTGGACGTTGGTTCGCTGGCGTTCTCTGGTAAACGTCTCTGATTTTGTATGCGAGTTGGATGCTATCAAGATTCTGATAGGCTTCGACACTATGCAGTGTTCGGCCTTGGCGGATGCAAAGAACGGATTTGTCTTGACCGTCACCAGCGGGGTCCAATCCCCATATGAATGCTTCAGATGCGGCGGGAATGATATACTGTTGATCAACGGCGATATCGACCAATGAGCGCGGGATAAGCCCTTCTGCGCTATCCTCTGGAAACTCACCGAGGACCATAATTCGATATTCGCGAGATTCCTTGCCGCCGTACTGGATCGCCATTTCAGCAAGGCGTGCTTCGGTAACGTTCGGATTATCTGCTGCTTTACCGTGTATTTTCGCCCAACCGAGCGAGACTTCAGGATGAGTCCACGTGTTGTAAAAGAAGCCGGATGGTTTTGACGGGTTTGAAATCAGAACCAACTTAGGGTTCTCGTCCGTCATAATGTTCATTAAAGCGCCGGTGAAAATAGTATCGTCAATACCGTCTGCTTCGTCGCAAATGACAAAATTATTGGTTGCGTGAATACCACGAGCCGCCGCTACGTTATCTTTGGATGCGAGTTTGTATTCTGCAAAACATTCGGATGGTTGTGCGTTTCTCGATGCCTTAGTTGCGGTGATTGAGTATGCCTGTTTAAAAACAGGGTTCATACGTTGGTAGAGTACGTCCAATTCGTTCCAGATACCGGTCTTGATCTGACCTTCAGACGGGCCGAAAATCGATACTTTGACGCGGTTGTGGCAAATGAGACTCCACCAAACCATAATCGCTACGGCGTGAGTTTTTCCAAAACCTACACCACCTTTGAACGAAATCTTTCTTTCGTGTCTGAACGCGTTAGCGAATTCGATTTGCTTGGGTCTTAGAGTTGAACTGAAAACTATATCGGCAAAAATAGCGATATCATCTCTGAAGATATCGATTAATTGGCCTAGTTCTTTTGCTTTCTGTAGGTTCTTTTGCTCATCCGTTAGGTGTTGTGTTTCCGTCATCGTTCGTAGTCTTTTTATTATTATTTTTTTCTGAAATAGATTCTTGGTAAGCGTCCAAGATGCCACCCGGCGTGAGGGTTGCTGGAATTACCGGGTTCTTTGAATATTTTTGGGCGATGCGTACGAGCGCTTCAGCGAGGTAAAGACCTATCAAGCCGAACACGAATGCGATGCCTAATGACTGGTTTGAATTCTCTGCAATATTGAGAAAGTTCGTCACTACAGGTGTCGCATATGATGCCGTTAAAGCACCCGCTATACCACCGACTATGGTTTCTGTTGTTGTGCGGTGGGGAGTAGTGGAATAGCGCACAAGAGCACCAGCCGCTCCAGCGGCAAAGTGGGTGTTTATAAGCCACGCAAAAAAGGAGTAAATGGATTCAAGCATCTGATTTGTACGCATTTCTGTATTTATTATTGTTGTTGGATGTTTTCAGATGTCATCATCATCTTCAGGCATTACGTCTATTACGTTTGTTATCAATCCCGCTCGTTTGTCGTTCACCTTCTGAAGAAGGTCAGAAACGGAATATTCGTGAGATATTTCAATCTTACGTGCTGCTTTCGGCACGAACGGGCTAAGGACTTTATCAACAGCAGCAAGCGCTACAGCGTCCTTTTCCGAGTACATAAGTTCGCCCAAACGAACTAAAGCATCTTCGACCATTCCCCCAAGATGCGCTTTGATTTCTTCCGGTATTGGCTTTCTGCCGCCCATACGTTTGTGACCGGGCTGGAAGCCGATTGCTCTGCAATGTGCCGCGTGTTCTGGCGTCTTGCGCAAATCCGTCGCTACAGGTTCGTAGTAAGGCGAACTACCATTTGGATTACGTGGAAGGCGTCCCCTTGTTTCGGTATCCATATCAGTGAACCTTTCCACCCAACTTCTTTAGAAAGGCATTCGCAAGGGTTTCATCATCAAAAGAGATATCGAAGAACATACGTCCGGTGTCTGTTACAAAATCCGCTGGTTCACCAATCTTGTCCTCAATCCACGCAAGGTATTTGCTTTTCATCCATTCATCTAAAGCCACTGTCAGATCGAGCGATGGACGTGCGTGAACATAATCACGCGCTTCTGTTTGAACCAGAAATGTAGGAACTTCATATCTAATCATTATAATTTTCGTCATCATCTTAAAAATAGGTGTTGCATATACTTCTATTTATGAGTAGTCGTCGTTTAACCAACTCACTGCGGTAATATGTCAACAAATATTTTAGGAGACACGAATATGGCAGAACAAAAAACTGGCGTAGACCTTTTCAAAACATTCGCTTTTGATAAGTCCGCTAAAGGACAGGCTCGTTTGATTGATCCTGTTAGCAAACTCGTCAAAGCGATTGATGAACAAATCGCGATTGTGAACATCCAGAAAACAAAGGCTAACCCGCAGTTTGCTAAATTTGATTGGGTTTCATCTATCGTGATGAATGCGAAGCCTTACTGGCAGGTCAAGATTGGACACTTCCCGCTTCAAATCGCGGACGAAACCCATTTCGCAGTTGAAACACTCGATCAAGCACTCACGTTGATGAACGAGGCGAAGCGTATGGTTCTTGCGAACGAAGCCGGTCTGGCCGACCAAGTCCGCAAGAAAGCGGAATCACGCGGCAAGAAAATCAGCGAAAATAAAGGCAAGAAAGCCTGAGAATAAAAGAAGCCCCGATAAGGGGCTTTTTTAATGTCCTGATTTTTGTTTGGTGAACAACGTTCTGATGATCTGGTAAAGTTGATAAGCGGCTATAGCACCCGCGAGGACGCCAAGAGGCCATAAATCAATCAAAGAACCACCTGATAGTTTCTGGTAGATCATCATAAGTAGGTAAATTGCAATCCACGGAAAAATCTTTTCGATCATAATGAAATCCTCATAAATTTATAGATAGTTCGACACATCGCTTCGATTAATCACGAAGTCAAGTCGACAAATGTACATCCTTTCAGGACAAGGATTGTTTCCACATCGTCGCTTTCAGGAAAGACGGCGGTGATCGCCCCCCCCCTTGCCAGATGGTCCATACCAAGGATCGGAACCACCCTATAGGATGAGGCTTCCCATAACTCAATTGCGCTATCGATGGTCATAGGGTCTTCGACAATGCAGACGAAACAGTTGGTTGCAGGTGGCGCTATTAGTAAATCGTGAAATTCTTGGTTGATGTAGGCGGCTTGAATTTGCGGGGCAATATCTACCGTTTCACCTTTCACCGTTTCTAAGAACGCGTCCCAATCGAAAGTGTTCTCCATCTTCAAGCCCCCCTTCCCTTGAGGTTTTTCATCAAGTCTTTGATGTTCACGACTGGTGCGGCCTTCATCATCGGCTTGGATACGATAGAACGGATATCCGCCCTCATCTTTGCGGTTGGTTGTTCAACCGTGTCACCGTCAATTACCGCTGGCTTTATGATGATTTTACCGGAACGAAGGTTTTTCATAATGTTCGGGATTTGCTTGATACGATCTTTCTTGTTCGAACCGAACATATCCGCGTTGCGATGAAGGTACGCCTCGACTTGATCAAGCGGGATACCCATTCCAGCCATTGACCACGCGAAGTTGTTAAAAGCCTTGTTACCGGTTCCAGCAGCCGTTGAAGCGTGTCGTTCAAGGGCTTTCGCCGCTTTAGCGTCAATGTCATCAGCCGACAGGCTTGCTTGTTCTTTTACGGTTTCGAGTCTACGTGCCATATCGATTTCCGCTTCGACTTCGGCCTTGACCAACTCGGAAATGAAATCGGTTGGATTTAGAACGGACTTTTCGGTCCAATTGGTTTTGATGAAAACGTGGTCGCTTTCGAGACCTGAAGCCGGTTTGGTAGGTTCAAGGTAGATACCAACGGGGGTAACTCGGTCGATACCTGCTTTACGGCTACCGGCATACGCCACGATCTTTGCAACGATTGAGTCGCCAACAAATCGAGCCAATGCATCTTCGCACGAATGGGTAAGCGGAACGATGACGCGGTAACGGATTTCGTTTGTATTGTTGCTATAGGAATTATGCACGATATGTGCGCAATCGATGATCTTTGAAATCTCGGTTGGCTTGATTTCGGTCTTGTCGATATCGAGCATCAAAAGGTTCGTTGAGTAAGCGTCTTCTGCTTTACGAACACCAGCGCCGTTCATAAGCCAACCATCAAACTTATGGTTCAAGGTGACGTTGGAAAGGGCTTCCATACGGGCCGCAAAATCATCAAGGCTAACGATTTGATCTTCACGCTTTGCGGTCTTGTTATCGATTGACGACCAGCGAGTATACGCAATCTTGCCGTCAAATGGCACCAGCGTATCAAGGATCGCTTTTGAGCGCTTTTCGATCTTACGCTTCTTGGCAACGCGTTCTGCGCCGGTGAGAGCACGTACGGGCTTGTGCGATGGGGGTTCGACCACAGGAACGATATCAACACCGAGCGGAAGTACGCTAGAGCCAGGTATCTTGGTAGCGAGGAATTTAGCCGTACGCTTATCAACCACCACGATTTCAACAGCATCGGTAGCCGCTGGCATTCTGAGGCTTGTACGCATAGCGAACTGATAAGCCGTTTCGAAAGATTTAGATTCAGCAAGCGCCGCTTTTTCAATCCCGAAATACGTTTCGAGAAATGACATATGAACGGGTGTGTCGTTCAAAGCAGGAAGGAAAACCGCATTGTTGATGTGACGGAATTCGTTGATACCGTGCGAAATAACAGGTGCCTTGATACCAGCGCGGACGATCGGTGCGATATCAGCGTCCTTTACCGACTTGTTCGCGGTCCAAATGAAAGAGCGGCCTTCGAGGTGCTTTGCGATGGTTTCAGCGATGACCGGTAAAACGTTGTGCTTGGTGTTCAGGTGTTGGGACCAGTTCTGGTCTATGCAATACGTGATCGTGGTGCGGTTGCCAGTTTCAAGGGAATGAATGGTTGGCAGATTAGTCGCGTGGTTCCAAGGCTTGAACGACACACCCTCGTAAGTCGACCAAGCCTTGTAGAGCATTGAATCGAGAAAGTTCGCACCCATCAGAATGACGTTATCCCAATGACGGAAGATGGTTGGGTGAACGATAAGGTGCGTATTCAACTGGTAAGATGAACGGTCTGGATTGACGAACGAGTCCCAAACTTCAGATGCAACAATAGCGTCCATATCAACGCTATCAACGGCACCGAATAACGATCCCAACTTCTCTACAAGGGAGTCGTTCCTGTCGGTCTTGATGTCATCAAAGCCATTACGGTACGCATCGCTTGAACGAATGATGTTGTAATAGCCATCAACCTTAGATGGGACTACAGCCATATTAGAAGAAACAACGTGCTTGAACGAATTCAGTTGGATTGATTCACTGGTTTCAACGGCTGGTAATTCATCGATGACGAGATAGGTCTTTTCAGCGTTCGCCTTCTCAAAGTATGGGTTATCGATCAAGGTTTTTTGCGTCACGAAAACCAAATCCAACGAAGGATTCAAGAGAGCCGCCTTGAACTGGCTTGCTGCCGATTCCGATGCAAAGTCCCCTGTTTCGCGATAAACCAGTGTAGCCGAAACACCGAGTTCGGACTTAAAGCGTTCAGCCGTTGATTTCATCAGATCGATGGTAGGTTGAGCGATAACAAGACGTGAACCGCTCATACGGACTTTCTTGTAGAAATTGATAAGGGATGTTGTTTTGCCAGAACCGCAGATAGCATTTACATATTGAAAGTTTGTCATATCAGTAATTTCCATAAAATATCATTTTTTTGAACATTGTGTAACGATTCGAACCTAAGTCGTAATCTGTTCGCGTTTGTGTTCGTTACATCTCTATTTAGTCTAGTTGTAACAGATGATGCGTTTTAGCCGCAATATTTTCGATTTTCTTTATATGGACAATGAAAAAGCCCTATGAGGTTACGATTCTCATAGGGCTACAGGAGTTCAAAAAGTGTTTTAGGAAAGTTATGTCTACTTCAATATGTTAGACTGATTTGCATCAGTAACATTAGTATTTATCACATATCGACTTTTCGGGATTCAATATTTTCTTTTTGGTTGGGATTTTGATCATTCCATTTCAGGTAGGACTAACGCACGAGGTATGCAGACAGTGCATACCTACTAAAATACGGGATTCCAGCCAAATATGGTAAAAAGCCCAGAAAATAAGGGTTTTAGGTATGTAACGGACGGACCTATAGTAAGGTCTTAGCGTTACACTTTTTATCGACGCAACCTATGACCTATGCGCATATCTAATGACTCTAGATTCCCAAAAACCTCACCCATAGATACGGCTGTAGTGCTGCACATCCGAAATAGCCCGATCAAAGAAATCACGGTTCTTTTCTATACAAATCCACCGACGACCTGTTATTTCAGATGCTATGGCAGTTGTTCCAGAACCAGCCGTTAAATCGAGAACCAAGTCCCCACGACGACTCCACATCTGAATCAACTGAACAAACAGGTCTACCGGCTTTTGTGTTTCGTGCCACTTAGACACCGAGTAGCGAGTGTTATCTGAAACAACTATCGAAGTCGGATAGCCGGTCTTATCAACGAAATATTCCTTTTTCGTTTTTCCGCTTACCTCATCCAAAACACCGCCGTGCACGCCAGCAGTCCCACCAAGAAATCCTCTATCCGGGTCGCTACTCGATCTGTTGCGTTTAACGGGTGTATCAGAGGTGGATACTTGCGGATTGTAAGCACCTGCTTTGCGATAAAAAACCAAGATGTCTTCGTGAGCCTTGAGGGGTAGTTTGCTACTCGTCATAAACCCGGTCTGATATCCCTTATCCCAAATCAACGCCGTTCTGAAATAATCGATCTGTGACATCAATAGAGCAGATGTAAACGGTTGAGAAGCCGTAAGCACTACAGCCGAATCCATCTTACAAACACGCCAAATCTCTTTCCACATAGATTCAAACGGAATAACCGAGTCCCACTCACATTTCGTAGTACCGTACGGCAAGTCACACATTATCATATCGACAGAACCAGATTGTATGCCCTTCATAACATCCAAACAGTCGCCGTTCAAAAACTCGCCTTTTCCGATACACGTCACTTATCAATCCACCAGTTATCAAAATCGATTCGGACCAGATACCACAAACTGATTATCAAAAAAATAATAATCAACACATAAATCAAATAACGTGTTGACGAAATGAAAAACATCATATAAGAATACGAACATCACTTCAACAGCAACCCATAACCAAGGAAAACAGAATGGGCGCAAAACATAATGAAAGGATTTTTTATTCAAATGACCAACGTAGTTTCTCTCGACATCGCACGTTTTAAAAAAGCAATTTCCATTTTTGACATTAAGTCAGTTGATATCGACGCAATTGACAATCTGATTTCGGCTTACAAAGATTTCGAAGACAAGATCACCGGTAAGACAGAAAATACAGATGTTGTAGAAACACCGGTTTCAGAAGAACACAACAACGTTGTCCCGTTCGAAAAACCACCTGTTGAAAACACCACTAACAATGATGATCAACAGAAGACATCACCGACAAAGCCCCGTTTTCGTGGTTCCCGTAAGTTCGGTGTTGTAGCCCTGCTATCCTCTACAAAGACCGATAACCTTACCGTTCTGACATATGACGGTAACTTGTTTGCGTCTCTGGAAGACCTGCGCGGTAACGAACAAATGGCAATCGTACCGCACACCCCTCGCCTTTCCAAAAAGTACCCACTGCGCTCTACTGTAGAACCGTCAACGGCTGATCACATCGTGAACCGTTCGAAGGCTTGGTGGGTAGTAGGCAACGAAGTTTTCGTACACGCCGATATCGAAGCACAGGGTGACTGGTTCCGCCGTCACAATGATGAATTCGTAGAAATGGGCTTTGGTGAAATTATCACCTCTGCCAAGAGGACTGACGGCTTTACCCATAAGACTCATCTGCTGAGCGCAATCGGTGGCGAACGTCCTACAAACATCTTCAAAACAACACTCGATACAAACACCATCAACCTTATGAAGAAGCACGGACGCGGATATCATCGCGACACCACCTTTGATGTTGACGACCTGCGCACGGTAGTTTGTGCCGAAAAGGAGGCGAAGATGGCAGCGGCTTAATCAAAACGAATATGAATTTATTGGTTTAAACAAAAACAGAAAAGGAATTTTAAAATGGAAAATACCGAATTAAGAAATATTTTTGGTTATCTGCATAATACGAAAGGTCCATCCGTAATATCGGAACAAGGGAGATGTTTCGAATGGTATAAAAATGGAAAAATTCACAGGGATAACGGACCAGCAGTAACCAGAACAAACGAATACAAAGAAATCCATATGTTTTGGTTTGTTGATGGAAAACAAAAAGCAAGCATTGTTTTTAATGATCCTCGACACGATTTTGACGTAACGGTCAAGAACGGGTGCAGCAAGTCGTTTGTTAGTACAATCGATGAAAACGGAAAGTCGGCATCGAGGTTTTTCGACACCGCCATCGTCGTTCATTTGGCGCACCTATTTTTTCCAGAAATGGTAATCCCCAAAAAGCACAAAAAGCATCTCACACAACCCGTAAGCGACTATATACCGACCGTTGATACTTTCGACTCAAACATTATTCGACTTCTTGTGGGTGCGTGATGGAAACGATCCCGCTCCAACGGATGGTTTGTTGACTGGAATCCCTAATATCCAAAAAACGGATAAAAAATTTTGGGATGACCTATACAGAAAAAAAGAAAACTGTAGGGGGGTCTTCCCCTACCCGGTGACCGGTCAAATCCCGGCCAGACAAGCCCGCCCAAGGTCATACAGGCCATCTAGGCTACTACCCTACCCTAAATCATCCAATCGCCTGTGTGGCGCTCTGTGAGCGATCTATGACGCGTTTGACTTGGATGTGAGTCCAATCGTTTCCGTTGATCGTCTTAAATCCTTTTTCGTTCAATGCTTTAGCCAATGCTCTATTCGATAGGCTTTGATAATCAGGTATCGTTTGAATGATCTGATACAGGCTATCAGCGGATGCTTTGCCCTTGGCGATCACGCCAGCCATTACGTTAGGATTGTGCACGCCGAGTTTGACACCACGCGCCTTTGCAGCAGCAAGGGAAACGGTTGTACGTTCGGATGCCATACGCGCTTCGTGTTCGGCAATCATCGCCAACAATTGAACCATAAGCGTATTCGCATTGGGAATATCAACGGCTTGGAATGATGCCTTACTTTCCTGCAATCCTGTGATGAAATGCAGATTACGTGCAAGCCTATCCAACTTGGCTATCAGGAGCGTTGCACCAATCGTCTTAGCGTGAGCCAAAGCCTTAGCCAGTTCAGGCCGGTCATTACGCTTGCCGGACTCTATCTCGGTGTATTCGGCCACGATCTTGTCAGACGCTTGTAGAAAGCCCTGTACGGCCTTCTGTTGCGCCTCTAAGCCTAATCCGCTCTGGCCTTGGCGTTGGGTGGATACTCGGTAATAAGCGATGTAATCAGTCATAGGAATATGTTCTTCTATCAACATTTCAACGTGGAACATTCTAACGTCCGTTACTTTGTTCCAGAAGTCTTTTATTATGCCGATAAACGAATTAAGTCATTGACTTTGAAGGATAATTTCTTTAGAATCGACGGCCTTCAGAGTGAGGGGAATTCCCACGCAAAAAAGGAAAAAAGAAAAGAATTTTGTATTTTTTCTTTTCCGGATTCATAGGTCGACTCCAGAAGTCGTTGAATAATTCAAACGACGCCGCGCCTAACAGTCCCCTCGTCCAATCGAAAGACACTCACACGATGACGGATAAAGCATTTTGGGTTTACGGTGACCACGCTGGCGTCAAGGAACCTATCTACCAATCACCCGACCGCAAGAAAGCCGAACAATGGGCAAAGGATTACGCAAGAGATAATCCAGACATATACCAAGAGATTTCGATTGAGGAAGGCAGTAAGGATAAACCCGCCTACTGAGCGGGTTTCATTCGTGAGCAATACGGAACACATTCGTGCGTGTTCGTTGGGTCTCGTTCGCCTATCACCTGTAGAATCCTTCATTCTTTAGAACTACCCTTCTGTAGTCCTTAACGCTTGAATGCGACGACCGAGTATGCTCTGGGCTTTTCGACCTAATTTGATGTTCACTACGCATATATTGATACACGTAATTAACCTCATAAGTCAGTTCTGTGGAATTGGATATCTTCCTTAGCCAATCATACATATGCATTGTCATTGAATCGCTGAATATATCTGCATACTGCCTCAAATCCACGTCTTGTCCTTCGTAAACTATGGACCAGTGCGAATTGACGTCCAATATGTTCTTTATTCTGGTATTCTTTTCAATCGACCTTGTCTTTGCATATTCGCATACAAGCGGATACATCATCACCAACTCAATTGGATATTCCTCTGTCCATATTGAAGTTATGTCCTGAATTATATCAATTGATTGCTCGAATTGGCGCGTGGTCAACGATGCGAGTTTAGCAGTCTCGGCAAGGAACTCAGCAAATATTGCCGGGTCGTTGATTGAGGATGAGGGTGGTATCGACCATTTTGATATGTCGATCCCATTCTTCACAATGAGACTTCCCGCGATATATGCGAAGGTGGCTGAATCGAGTTTGTATGATCTATGGAAGAACCTTTGTAGGTATTGCTTTGAATCAAAGTTAGAACCGTATACCGCATTGATAGAATGGGCCAATTGGTCAGCATCTGTTGCTATTACAAAGACCAAACCTTCAACGTCAAATAGATGCTTGATGCGTTCCAACATAGCGATAGAGTACGTGGGTCTGCATCTATCGAGTTCGTCAACAAATATGAAAAATGGTAGTGACTTCTCACTGTCGGTGGTGATGGTTTTCAGGAGCGCAGCAAGGTTGGCTTTAAAATTAGTGATGCTGTTGGTTGTCTTATGCAGGTCGTCAAGTCTCTGTTGTGCGTACTTGTCTATCGCTTGATCCGTTAGGGCGGCTACACCAAGGCCAACGGCATCAATCATATCTGCTGTTGTTGAACTTTCTTCCGCTCCTATTGAATTGTTCTCGCCCTCTAACGCGGCGGTAATTCCTTCGCCGCCGTCAGATATGGCCTTTTTTAACAGGGTTTTTCCGACCTCTTTGCCTGTCGCTATCGCAACAGTCCCGAAGTTCCGGCGTAGTTTTTTTGCGCCATCTATGAATTTGGCTTTTACGGATTTTGGCAGTTCGCTTTCGATGCTTTTGAAATACCGATCAAGCGCGCCGACGACGATTGAGTAGGGATCGTCTACGAAATCGAATTCCCAAGCGTTTATAAGAACAGCCGGATGTTTCTTTTCGAGCGCGTCTCGGTACATTCCATTGATGAGGAAGGTTTTACCTTGGCCCCACTTGGCATCTACGTTGATTACGTATGAACCGCGTTTGTCAGCCTTTTCGTTTTCCTTGTAGCGATTTAGCAATAGGCGATAGATCAAATCGCCATCTTGCTGACGATTTAGCAAGTCGCCGTTCCAATTTTCCGTATCTGCCGTCATCTTTAGCCCGCTTTGAAATCAACTAAGGGTAAGGATGCCTATAAAACGGCGGGTTGCAATATGGCTATCGATCCACGCACAAAAAACCCGCCTGTTACAGCGGGTCTTGGTAGTTTCAGGTGGCAAGTTTTTGATGGCCGGTTGCCTTTGACATATCCTCTATGTCCTCATCATAAAGATACGCAACGCCTTCAATCATTCCTTTGTGAATGTGCGTATATCTGCCAATTGTTTCCATCTTCAGCAAGACAGGCATTTTATCGGGGTACGCTTTGATATGTGTGGTATCGAAGTGATGGGCGCTCAATCCAACCCCGACGCTACCGATTAGGTACAGGCCGGTGTTCTCTCTGGTTGGGATAATCACGTCCACCCATTCTGGTTCGCAATCTCGGTCTTTGATGTAAGCCCTTGCTGCTTTCAGTGCGTAAATCTGGACGGTTCCGTTTAACACTTGTTCGTGCACGTCATCTTCGAATCCTTCGGGGTTGTAAGCAATCTCGTACTTTTTCGGATTGATGATGAAGTCGCTGGTCTTGCAGTCTTTGAAGTCCTTGATCGACATTTCGTTACCCTCTTATTTTACCAAGTGACTTTCACGTCTTCAGGTCCAACAAGCGTTTCGTTATTTTCAAGGTAATCACGCGCAAACAGTAAAGCGCTTTCCTTGTTATAGTATGCGGCAACGATCTTTGTCGGGTGGCCTTTGGGTGTCGACTCTACCCTGAAAACTGGCAACACATCTAAGCGCCACGCCGTGTTACCGGACGTGTTTTTCAAGGTCTCGGTTTCAATATACTGTTCGCATTCGGACTTTGAACCGGTGTACACGAGAACGTCTTCTGGTTCCAATTTTATCCAGACGCCATATTCTATCATTTTAAATGTACCTCCTATTGGTGTGTTTTTCGGAGGCACGGTCTACCAGCGATGATTGCAGAAGTCGATGGGTTAACCCCTTTGGCGGTTGATGTATCTTGGCGACGATGGATCAAGAAAATCCTGAGACTCGTAAGACCTGACGTATTCCAATTCGAGTGCCAGATAGAGACCGTGGGCAATGGCTTTAGCCGCTGAATGGCTGATGTCGGTATTTCGTTGGCCGGATGCCTTGGCAATGTCATCAGGAACGGCCCACAGGCGCGTGTAGATGAATTCTACCAGTTCGGGCTTGGTGATGACGCAACCGCCCTTGGTGAACGTGTAGTTGACCGACAAACGGCTTACCAGTTCTTCGGCAAGGACTTTCGTGATGGTGGGTGATCGCTTGCGGGTCTGGCCGGTTCCTGCAAAGTTGGACCGTATCGTACGCTCTGCCGTGATGAGTTTCAGATAGATTGACGACTCCAGGTCGTCTTTTGCCATCGGTCTGGTATCCATCGGTTTGTTCTCCGTCTGTTCTCATTCTGTTATGCCGTAGAACGGGACCGGAGTCGAGCAGGAGATAGTTACCGTTTGGGAATCCAGAACATACTACATATAGACTTGGAATATGTGTAACGCTTGCACCTTACTATAGGTCCGTCCGTTACATACCTAAAACCCTTATTTTCTGGGACTTTTGATGATTTTACATCGATCTTATAAGACCCCGAAACATATATTAGCAATTACTACCAACTACTATATGTAGTATGTCTGCCTGATTTGAATACTACACCAATAAATACCCATAAGAACAATAATCTTATGAGGTATTCATTATGGCTATCAATTCAGCCGCACTTTCTCTTATCAAAAGGTTCGAAGGACTTAAAACAACTGCTTACCTTTGCCCTGCCCATATCCCAACCATCGGATATGGACATACCCGCACAGTCAAACGTGATGACGTAGGCAAAAAGAAGATCACCGAAAAGGAAGCCGAACGACTTCTTGCAGAAGATCTTAAGCGCTTTGAGTCTGATGTTACCCGCCTCGTCAAAGCCCAGATCAATGAGAACCAGTACGGCGCGTTGGTATCGTTCGTTTACAACATTGGTCCCGGTGCTTTTGCAGGATCAACACTTTTACGAAAACTCAACTCTGGTGACGTTGCTGGTGCTGCCAAGGAATTCGAGCGCTGGAACAAAGGCGGCGGTAAAGTCCTGAACGGACTCGTTGCGCGTAGAGCCGCAGAGAAGGACTTATTCCTAAGCCCCGTGGTCAAAGCCGTTGCTAAAAAGACATCTGCGAAGGCGGGCTAACGATATGCCGGTATGGAATTGGAAGTCGATCATTGAATATCTGTTTTATAATTTTACAGAGATAACAGCCATCACCCACGACCGGGAAACAGGCGAAGTTACCCTTTACGGTAATCACTCATATGTTCTTTCTGATTTCGTACCGTTCACCCACTTTGTAGACCCAAACAAAACAGGCATCACCCTTTACCAGCGATACGGAAGGTGGGGTGACTACATATCGATTACTGTAATCCACGAAGATGATTTGAATGATATCGAATAA